GTTTCAGAATGGTACGAGACTCTTATTGAAACCATGAATGACATTTCTGCTGCTATCCATCGTAAAACTCTAAGGGGTGGAGCAAACTTTGTTGTCTGCGGACCAGAAGTTGCAAACATTCTTGAGTTTACCGCTGGTTTCCGTGCCGATACAACTGCTGATGAAAATCGCGGAACAATCGGAGCAGTGCGTGTTGGTCAATTGAGCAAGAAGTTGGACGTTTATGTCGATCCATACTTCCCACGTAATGTATGTTTGGTAGGTCGTAAAGGTAATAGCTTCCTAGAAAGTGGCTATGTCTATGCGCCTTATGTGCCACTACAGGTAACTCCAACCATTTTCGGACCAGAGGACTTTGTACCTCGTAAGGGTGTCATGACCCGTTACGCGAAGAAGATGGTTAGACCAGACATGTATGGTTTGGTAATCTGTCAGGATCTTCTAGGTTAATTTATTAACTTAAAATAAATCCAAATGAAGCCCCACTTCTCTTTTTAGGGAGGTGGGGTTTTCTTATTCGTTTAAAGCACTATTTGACTATTTACTTCACAGAGAGGTGCATAAATGTCAATTCCAACTTTAACTCCAATTCAACAAACTAGCCCAATTGTTCTAACTTCAACAGGTAGTCATGACGCTGTTGCAGACTCTTTGGTATTCGGAATCTATAGTGGTTCTGTTGATTTTATAACTGGCGCAGTCGATCAAGTTGCATTTACATACAAAATGCTTGGCGGAGATGTTCTTGACATTGAGTTAACGCCAGGAAACATCTATTCGGCTTATGAAACTTCTTGTTTGGAGTATTCTTATATTGTAAACAATCATCAAGCAAAAAATTCATTATCTAATTTTCTTGGTGCTACAACGGCATCCTTTGATTCAAAGGGTCATTATTTGTCCGGGGCTTTATCTGCAAGTCTTAGTGGAACAAATGTAGCATTAACTCTTCCTAAATTTAAATTTGAATATGCAAAACAAGTGGCTAATGGGTTAGCTGTTGAAGCTGCACTTGGAGATAATCGTGTTTATTCGGCATCAATCACTTTATTAGACGATGTTCAAGATTATGATTTACAAAAAATAGTTCAAGATGCTTCGATTGATGGAAGCACTGAATTTGGCTATGCTTTTACGGGAAGTATTAAAAATAAAAGAATTGCAGTAAGAAGGGTTTACTACAAATCTCCAGCATCTATGTGGAGGTTTTATGGTTATTATGGCGGATTGAATGTTGTGGGCAACCTTTATACTTATGGTCAATATTCTGATGAATCAACATTTGAAGTCATACCAGCTTGGCAAAACAAAGCACAATCAATGGCTTTTGAAACAAACCTTTATACAAGAGCTTCACATTATTCTTATGAAATAAGAGACAACAGAATTAGAGTTTATCCACCACCATCTAGTCCAGGCAGCGGTGCTCCTTCGCACATTTGGTTTGAGTTTACTGTTCCGAAAGACACATGGGAAACAGACGCGACAAGAGAAGATGGAACACTCGGGGTAAATAATTATAATACATTACCTTTTACAAACATTCCATACGAAAACATCAACTCAATGGGTAAGCAATGGATTAGAAGATACGCTCTTGCGGTAGCAAAAGAAATGCTTGCACAAGTAAGAGGCAAATTTGCAACTGTTCCAATCCCTGGTGATTCTGTTACTTTGAATGCAGGAGACTTGTTAAGCCAAGCAAAAGAAGAACAAAATGCACTAAAAGAAGAATTAAAAACATTATTAGATGAGTTGACATACAGCTCTCTAGTAGAAAAAGATGCAAAACTCGCAGATGATTCAAATAATTTGCAAACAAAAGTACCATTAAATCTTTATGTAGGCTAGGAGGATAATAGATGTCAGATGATGATAATAGATGGAAAAGACCAGACAATCCTCCTCCTCCGATGTTTTTCGGTAAAAACGAAAGAAATCTGGTCAAACAAGTTAACGATGAATTAATTGAAAGAGTTATTGGACAAACTGTTGCATATTATCCAATAAGTGTTGAACACACAAACTTCCATCCTTTGTACGGTGAAGCGATTAAAAAAACATTTTTACCACCTGTTAGAGTTTACGCTTTGATAGAATGGGGCGGATACACAACAACAACCACAGACTATGGTCTTGACAAGATGTATTCTTTAACTTGTCATTTTCATAAAAGAAGAATAACAGAAGATCAAGACCTGTTCGTCAGAGAAGGTGACTTTATTTTGTATGACGGCGATTTTTACGAAATAGTTACTCTCGTTGAGCCAAAACAAATTTTTGGACAAGTCGAACATCAATTGGAAATTTCTGCACAATGTTATCGTGCGCGTGATGGATTATTTAATGGTGAATAAAGATGAGTGAAGATAATAAAAAAACACAAAGAACAATTTTGCCATTTAAACCGTCAACAATAGAGACTATTGATTTTGCAGTTTATGATTGGGTAAACGAAAAACTAAATGCATTTGCAACAACAAACAAAGGATTTAAAAAAGTTCCTGTTGTTTGGGTTGCAGCAGAAAGAGCATTTCAAATCAAACACAACAAAGATTTAAGAGATGACGACGGTGCTTTAATTTTTCCAATCATTGCAATTAACAGAACAGGAATGGTTAAAGACTTGTCAAAGAAGGGAATGTTTTATGGGAACATAGATCCTAAAAGTGCAGATCCTGTAAATGGCTATTATAAGGGCGGCTCAATACAAGTTGCAAGAAGAATTCAACAAGACAAGACTGCTACGTTTATTAACGCTAAATCTGCAAGAAAATCGAATCAAATTGTTGGCAATGGTCAGATAAACTTTCCTGGCCGTAATCCAAAAAATAAAGCAGTTTTTGAAGAAATGTCAGTCCCAATGCCTGTTTATGTTGATGTCTCTTATACAATTAACATTAGAACTGAATACCAACAACAAATGAATGAAATTATTCAACCGTTTTTAACAAAAACAAATGGCGTAAACTATGATGTTATAAAAAGAGATAATCATCAATATGAGCTTTTCATTCAGGGCGACATAAGTTTAAACAACAACATCACAGAAATAAACGAAGAAACAAGAGTTTATCAAACAGCTATAACCTTTAAAGTTCTTGGACATTTAATTGGAGAAGGAACAAACCAAGAAACCCCAAATGTGGTTGTTCGAGAGACAGCAATTGAGGTTGCAACACCAAGAGAAAGAAGTGTTGTTGAATCTGATTTGCCCTGGATTCATGGAAAATTGCCTAGATAATGATTGTCACTGGCTTTTCGAGCTATGGCTTACTATTTATTAAAGACTTAAAAAGTAACTTTTTCTTTCAAGGAGAATCTATAAATGCCAATCAGTAAGTTTAAATTTGTATCACCAGGAGTTCAAGTCGCAGAGATCGACAATTCACAATTACCAGCATCTCCTGTTGATGTAGGACCAGTAATTATCGGTCGTGCCGAACGAGGACCAGGACTTGTTCCCGTTCAAATAAATTCAATGTCAGAGTTCGTGGAAATCTTTGGTCTTCCACAACAAGGTGACGCAGGAAATGATCCTTGGAGACAAGGCCCAGACACTCTTTCTCCAACATATGGTGCTTATGCAGCACAAGCTTACTTAAGAAATAATTCTCCAATAACATTTGTTAGACTTCTTGGATATGCAAACGCAGACAATGATGGTACAGATGCGGCTAAGGCTGGATGGTCAGTTCCTTCACCTGGGATTGGTGGGGGTCAAAGCGCAGGTGGTGCGTTTGGTCTTTTTGTTGTTCCAAGTGGTTCGATGAGACGAGGTGATGGAAATCTTGGCGGCGCAGACAATACTACTGGAACTGCTGCACTAACTGGCGGATTAGCTGCAATTTTTTATTGTAACTCTGGTTCTGCCGTGCTCTTACAAGGACAAGATCTTAACGGAACGACTCTTTCTGGGTCTTCTGTTATTATCAAAGCTTCTGGTGGAAAACTAAAAGCATTGGCTATCAACAGTAATGCAAACGTTTCTGCTTCAATTGGTGTCGGAGGCGGACCTGGAGTAATTGCATCGCAGACAGGCTCTACAACATCACAAGGCGCACTTGTTGGAAATGCTTTAGACGCATCTGTTCAGTTCTCATTCAATAGAAGTGATAAAGATTATATTAGAAAAGCTTTTAATACAAATCCAACAAAAACAAATTCAAATCTTAATGACACAACAACTAATTTTTGGCTTGGAGAAACATTCCAAAATGTATTTGATAAAGTTGTTGGCTCTGCACAGGGCGGACCAGGATCTGGTTCTGGCGGCAATTACATGGCTTTCATCGCACCACTTGAAGATTCAGACAACAGCATAAATTACGGTGAAAGAAAAAGAAATGCCTCAAGAGGTAGAACTGGATGGATTTTTGCACAAAACACAGATAATAATGCATATGGAAGCTCAGATGCACAATCAACTGCAACAAAACTTTTCAGACTTCACACGCACAATTTTGGACAATGGGAGTGTCAAAATCTTAAAGTTTCTATTTCAGACATCGAAGCTGCAACAAATTCATTTGATGATTATGGAACTTTTACAGTTGAGATTCGTCTCACGAGTGATAGTGATGAATCAAAACAAGTTGTTGAATCTTTCCCACTTTGTAGCCTAAATCCAAATTCTGATGACTTTATTGCAAAGAAAATTGGTGATCGAAGAAGTGAATGGAATGCAACAGATAGAAAATACGATTACCTTGGAGATTATCCAAATCAATCAAAATACTTCTATGTAGAAATCACTGAAGAAGTTAGAAATGGTGATGTTAATCCAATTTCGCTTCCATTTGGTTTCTATGGTCCTGTAAGATTTACCGGATTCACTGCCTATAGTGGTTCGGGTATTATGGCAAAAGGTGCGCCATCAGATGGAGCTTATCCTTCAAATCTTATGATTGAAGCAGCCCCAAATAGTTTTGGTTATGTTTATTCAAGTGATTATTCTGGCTCTGGTGGTACTGGTTCTGCTGGACAATATCCTGGAAAAGGAGGTCTTCTCACTTCAACTTATCAAATGACTGGTACATTTAATTTCCAAGAATTTACAACCAGATCAGGCTCTCACGAAGGAAATCTCAACAGTCCGAAAGATGCATACTTTGGTGTTAACTCTGGTCGTCCAGGAGATTTATCAACTTATGATGACTCTTATGTTGACCTCGTTAGAGCGTTTCCAAGTGGAATCTCAAGCCAAGATGGGAATGCATCAAGTGCAAATCAAGAGCACTCTTTCTTCTTTACTCTTGATGACTTGAGTGCATCTGCCGATGGTCCAGTTGTTTGGAATTCTGGTTCTGCACAAAATTCAACAGAAGAAAATAAATCAATCAATGCAGCTAGTAGTTCTTATAACGGAATTCTTGCACTTGGTTATGATAAATTTACGTTACCAGTAGTTGGTGGGTTCCACGGACTTGACATCACAGAAATGGAACCATTTAATAACGCTCGCGCACTTGCAAGTGGCAAAAATCAACTAACAAGTTATGCAGTCAATTCTGCAAGAATGGCAGTCGATGTTGTTTCTGACCCAGAAGTTGTTGAATGCAACATGATTGTAATGCCAGGTGTTGGTGGTGGTCAAGCCAATGCAGTTAATGACGGCGGTACACAAGTTCAAGAGCACATGCTAAGAACTTGCGAAAGAAGAGCAGACGCAATGACAATTTTTGACTTGCCAGGTAGTTACACTCCACGCGGAGAATTTGGAAATAAATACACTGCCGACCATGTTGCCCGCAAAGGTAATGTTCAAAAAACAGTCGATAATTTAAATGCTCGCGCAATTAACACAAGTTATGCAGCAGCATATTATCCTTGGGTTCAAATTCAAGATCCAAACTCTGGAAAGAACATCTGGGTTCCGCCTTCGGTTGTTGCTCTTGGAACTTACTCAAGTTCAGAACGCAAGAGCGAAGTTTGGTTTGCTCCAGCAGGATTTACAAGAGGTGGCTTAACAGAAGGTTCGGCAGGATTGTCTGTGACCGCTGTAAACCAAAAATTAACGCAAAAAGAAAGAGATAAACTCTATGCAGCGAACATCAACCCTATCGCGAGCTTTCCAGCAGAAGGAATTGTAATTTTTGGACAAAAAACACTACAAGTAACTCCATCTGCTCTTGATAGAGTTAACGTAAGAAGATTGATGCTCCTTATCAAAAGAAGAGTTTCTTTCATTGCTTCAAGATTGCTATTTGAACAAAACGTTCAAGCAACATGGGATAGATTCACTGGACAAGTTGCTCCATTCCTTGATGGAATTGTCGCGGGTGAAGGTTTGTTGGATTATAAGATTGTTTTGGATGAAACCACAACAACACCAGACTTAATTGATAGAAACATCATTTATGCAAAGATTTTCCTCAAACCAGCAAGAGCAGTTGAGTTCATTGCGATTGATTTTGTCATCACAAGAACAGGAGCTGCTTTTGAGGACTAAAAGATAAAGGAACACTATTTAAAATAACGGAGAAATAAAAACATGACTTTTTGGTATGACGCTCAAATTCAACCCAAACGCGCTTATAGGTTTCTATTAAGTGTTGTTGGGCAAGATAATTCTATAAAACAATTTTTAATTAAAAAGGTTAGTAAGCCATCTTTCACAATTACTGAGAGTGAGCACAAATACCTTAATCACACATTTTACTACCCAGGAAAGCTGACCTGGAATGAAGTCACGTTTACAATCGTTGATGTTATCGACCCAGTTGATAATGCGTCGGCAGCCGTTATGAGAATGTTAGAGCAATCTGGTTATCAAATTCCAATCAGTAATGGCGTTCTTTCAACAGTTTCAAAAGAAAAATCCGTTACAGCAATGGGTCAAATTACAATTAGACAAATAGATTCCGAAGGAAGAAATGTAGAAGGATGGCGTCT